GATACCATCTAGGTAGCTTGGGTTTATCTGTATCCCAAATGCTACTTTGACTTCATCGTCTTGCCACTCTTTCATTATCCCTCCTATCTTTTCTACGTTGTGTTCGACTTAACTTTCTTTTCTTAACCCTACGATTCCATCCTACATATCTTTTAGTCACTGTACCTCCCATAATTTAACACCTGGTCTATCCTATGCCTGATCGAACCTACTATCGTGTTCTTATCCTGTATCTCAGCATAAAACTCAGCATCGAGTGCATTTATAGCATACACGAGAGCACTTTGCAGCTCATCATTTCTATCTTGCAACTTGTAGATGTGCTCAACACAATCCACAGTTGTATGTCTTGATTTACTCATACATACTCCTCCTTTAATTCAAATTTCTCAGTGAGATCAGGGTGAGTGTCTTCTATTACCCAGACTTTCTTGTATCCCTTTTCTTTAAGGTCTTTCTGTAAATCCTTGGCTTCTTCCAGACCAAGATATCCATCGTGAACAAAATTGCTTTCAGCACTTACTATATAAAATTTCATACAAATCCTCCTTGTTTTAGTATGTGGACTATCACATCGACAGTCCATCCATTGCCCAACATCTTCTTGCGTTGGGTATTGCTTACACCATCCGTATAGTTATCGGGCAGTGTTTGTAGTCGCTCCATCTCTAATGGCAGCAGTGGGCGATACGTTCCCTTATCCACACTAGTCAATACTTTAGGCTCACGATTACCGCCACCCATAGTATTCAGAGTTGGACTTTTACCCGTATCCGAATATACACGCTTGAGTATGTCGTGTCCATTAATGTCTAGTGCAGTGCCAACGTGGTGACACTCCTCATCCTTGTCATACTCTCTGAGTTCACAAGTTCTGACACCAGTCATAGCTTGGTTGCCAAATCCCTTGTAATCTCTAGCCAATAAACAAGCAGCCTTATCTACATTTGTCTGCTTAACTGTTGTGCCTTGGTCAGCTACACTATCACCGTATCCCTCAACAAGTATATCTTTTAAGACTATACCTTTGTCATCGGGCTGAGTTATATCCCAGTTAGCCCAGTACAAACGGTATCTGTTTTGTGCTGATACAAGTGACGAGTTTATCGCTACTGGTTCTACACCTAGATACTTGCTGATGATGTCTTGATACTCTTGCTTCATTCTTACATTTTCTAATAAGAATTTAACATTAGGATTGTATCTGCGACACTCTTCCAGGACTCTGAGAAACTCAAAGAATAGTGCTGACCTAGGGTCATCAAAAGCTAATTGCTTACCCGCAAAACTAAATCCTTGACAAGGTGAACCCGCAAGAACTAAGTCTATGTCTGGTAGCAACATCCCGCTTACAAAATTAACATCACCAACACATACAGTATCGGGGTAATTCTTGAGCGTAATCTTTTCGGCCCAAGGGTCTACCTCAGATGCAAAGTATTTGTTGACCTTAATCCCTGATCGTTCAAGGGCCACTTGACCGCAGCTCGAACCATCAAACAGACTTAGCACGTTAATGCCTAGATTGTTATCTGTATCCATACTTACTCCTTCCTTAGTTATAAAGAGCAAAGGATACTCGGAACTATTCCGAATATCCCTTGGTTTTTACAACTACTCAGACAAAAAGTCTTTTGGACTCATACCTACATCTCTGTAATCATCCATAAGAGAACGAGATTCTTTCATATCCTCTTCCTTTATCTCTCGCTCTGCGTCATAAACAAAGCCAGCTGCATAATCTCTATCTATTATAGACTCAGTGGCTTGTTCTTGTAATTGACAAGACCTTATCCATAATTCTTTTGTCATTCTGCTATCACCATTAAGAGAATCAGATTCCAACCAGTCAATCATAAGATGCTCATCGGGTTCGTGATACTCTTGTAGGTGTGCAATTATTTTACTTACTAACATTTATCCTCCTTAGTGTTTAAAGTAGCTTACATTTTTTACACTACTATCCCAGCATTGTCTACAATCACCGCACTCACCGTTATTTTCAAAGGCTCTGCAAGTTGCATCATCCTTATTGGTAACAACTGTGCTAGTGTTTGCATACTTGGGTGGTTTACCATCAACAAAACTACCACTCAGCCTGATCACTAGATTTTTAGGGATAGGCTTACTGTAATTCTGTATCCAATTGCTTTCCTTAGTAGGCAGCCAGTATTGAATATCGGGAGTAGCTTCTGCAATCTGCACAATTTTATCCAAATGCTCAACACCTTGTATATCACCACTATCGTGCCATCTAAAAACTTTATCCTTTAGTATTGCTTTAGCGTGAGTCATCACAAATATCATTGCTTCAACCCACTGTGGCTTATCAATACTATCAAGTCTTCTGTATTGTGCTTTCTTTACTTCGGGATAGACCGTATAAAATCCTTTATCCGCATAGCAATCTGCACATACGGAAGTAGGTATTTGTTTAAGTATCATCCCAGTCTTGCACATATCTGTAGGCAATCCGTAAGACCAGCCTGGCATTTTCTTAGGATTAGAAAATTTGCCAACATAATCTTGGGCTGCCTTCAGCGTTCTGAATGGCATTAACAATAAATTGTTTTGTATATCCATATTGTCTTCCTTCCTAGTTAAAAAGAGTAAAGGCTGCAACTAGGCAGCCCTTAGTTTTTCTAACTATTTTTTAACGATGTAATTACCTTGCTTATCTTTGTAATCCATCTTCATAGTTGTTGCAAAAATCCACGCACCCGCGATGCCTATCGCAAAGATTGTGAATACTAAAAACATAATAATAATATCTAACATATCAAACACCCTCCAATAATTGTTCAGTTAAAAACACATCCGCACGTTTACCACCCGCTTTGATATAAAAAACCTTATCCAAGTTGATTGTGCGATAGTCTTTTGCAGCCACATCAAATACAACGCGTAAATTGGGCTTATCCTCTGGTCGATACGACAAATCACCACCTTTAAGGAATTTTTTAACTCCCGTTCTGCAATTCATTTTACGAATTGAACCATCAACTTTATGAAATTTGACGGTGAAAAACTTACCGCCATTCTCATTGATAATTGACTTGATTTTGGTGCGTCTGTTTAAGACTCTAAAAGTTTGTTTTCTATTCATATTGTCCCTTTTATTAGTTAATAAGATTCTCGGAATAATTCCGAAAATAGAATAAAGAATATGCCTCTATTCATAGTAATATTATGCCATTTTAAGGCGATTTAGTCAATAGTAAGGGGATAGGAAGGGGTAAGCAATAAAGATTGAAAATAGGGGTATTTACGGGGCTAGGCTCGGCAGCTTTTCAATAGACGAAAAAAAACCCCGCGATTAAGCGGGGCTTCTTAGTTGGTTATTACTTAGCGGGTTGGACCGCTTCACCAGTCTTGCCGAAACGCTCCTCGCGTTCCTTAAGTAATTGGTCTAGGTCTTTTCTACTAAGTCCCATAAACCATTTTTTATGGTCGCGGTATTCCTCGGCTTTTTTGCTTTCCTCGGCTTCCTTCTCCGCTTTTTCCTTTTGAACCTTCTCGGCTTCTGTTAGTGGCTCGTATGTCAATTTAAACTTTGGTATGCAATTCTCACCAGTTAGTTTAGAGCCGACATTCACAAGGCTTTTTTGGTCTTCCTTAGTTATTGGAGAGTCTTCATTATTAGCCATTTTCTTATAGACGTTTGTTACTTGCTGTCTGAGAGTATCTAGCATTTTAAATTCAACCGTTCCTTTGGCATAGCCTTCTGTATTCTTAAGCCTTATTGCGTAGTCTGTAATATCTGCAATTCCAGTCTTAGACTCTTTTAAGTCAGTAAATAGAATAGACATTAACAACGCTTCATAAGTCCCGTTATTCTTGACTAGCTTTTTTCCTTCCTTGTGCAAGTCTTGAATTGATTGCTTACAGTTTTTAATATCGTGGATAGTTTCCGATATTGAATTGAATGGGTTACTAGCGTTACCGCTTACCACTTCAACGGAAGGCCTTAAGTTTAAGTCGGCCATAGAAGACTTAGTCTTTTGCTTAGTTGTTTGCTTTTGTTTTGTTTGTATAGTCATAGTATTTTTCCTTATTTATACGTCCGCGAAAGTGCGACCGTTGAAAGAATGTTAGCACGGTTAGTATTCAAATGTCAAATAAATAATAAAACTTTGCCTATGTTTCTTATTATATGAAACGGGGCTTTATCCCTCCGAACTGAAAACAAACTCGGAATAATTCCGAAAATATCCAAAGCAATCCCGCCCCTTGAATATCCACAAGGAAAGTAGGGGTATATGCGAAGGCGGGCCACCCCTTCCAAGTTTTCCACCACGAGCGAAACCTATGCACAGGTAAAATTATTATTTTTTCAACATTCCACGACACACCACGACAGATTTCGGGCACAATTTGATAATCAATGCTAAACTGGGGTTGACTTTTGGTGATTTATACTATATAATATTGTGTATCTTTATAGCAAAACACTTATATAAACCTAGAACGTACTAAAGCAGTATGTCATAGTCGTAGTTAAATACAACATCATTTAGAATATTCTAGGAATAAACCAATACAATATTATTTTAAGGTATAATACTTAGATATGGCTCAGAAAGGCAAAACAACAGCCGACTCAGAAGATGAGATTAGGCAAATTGAGAAAGAATTGGAGGAAGAAGCTAGATATGCGGTAGCTTCAGCTAAAGGAATAGTACCAGCAGACGCTGTGATTAAGATTGAACGCAAGATAGGCAGACCAACTGGTGGCTTATCCCAGCAGTCTAAGGCAGCAGGCGGCAAAAAGTCTAGAATTAAAAGAGGACAGACATACAGACCAACTGACGATGACTATTCTAAGGTAGAAGAGATGGTTACTATAGGATTGGACCAGCATACGATAGCTAAAGTTATGGGTATCTCTAATGCCACCCTAACTAAATACTATTCACACAATTTGCTAGTAGGTAAAGAGAAAAGAACCGCCCGCGTGGCTGGTGTAGCCTACGAAATGGCAGTATCTGGGGAGTCTCCTAGTATGACTACGTTCTGGCTTAAGACACAAGCTGGCTGGTCTCCTAAGCACCACGTTGTTGTAGAGGATAGGCAGTTTGATATACAGTGGGCCCAGGATGAAAAAGATATTGCAGACGCTAACCAGTTTTTAAAAGACGCAGACAGTAAAGTGCACTAGCATTTATGCAAGAGGAGAGAAAGCCTATAATAATTCCCTATACACCCAGGGAATTACAAAGACATTTGCACACAACGCTAGATAGATTTAATGTTGTGGTATGTCATAGGCGATTTGGTAAGACTGTGTTTGCTATAAACCAGCTAATCAAAAGCTCTGTAGAAGATATAGGTAAAGGTAAGCCCGCACCTAGATATGCATACATAGCACCACTATTCAAGCAAGCTAAAACAGTTGCCTGGGATGAACTTAAGAGATTATGTTCTGTATTTCCCGAAGTAAAGTTTAACGAGGCAGAACTAAGAGCCGACTTTATGGGAGCGAGGATACAGTTGTACGGGGCTGACAATTATGACACACTCCGTGGAATTTATCTTGACGGTGTAGTATTAGATGAGTATGCCCAGATGAACCCTAAGATGTTCTCAGAGGTTATAAGGCCGGCACTCTCAGATAGGAAAGGGTATGCCATATTTATTGGTACACCTAAAGGGAAAAACGAATTTTATGATTTATACCACTCTGCCCCAGAGAAGAAGGGATGGGCTAGATTCTTATACAAGGCGAGTGAAACAGGAATACTAGACGATGAAGAGCTGGAACTTGCGAAACAAGATATGGCAGAAACTGAATTTGAACAAGAATACGAGTGTTCTTGGTCTGCTGCACTTAGAGGTGCGTATTATGCTAAAGAGATTGAAACTGCTTATGATGAAGACCGAGTGGGGAAAGTCCCTTATGACCCGTCTAAGCAAGTAGTAACAGCCTGGGACCTTGGGGTTTCAGACGCAACGAGCATATGGTTCTGTCAGTTTGTTGGTAAAGCAGTACACGTTATAGATTATTATGAAAACTCTAATGAAGGATTGCCTCACTATATAGAGGTACTCAATAGAAAGGGTTATCATTATGGTGCACACATAGCACCGCACGACATAGTAGTAAGAGAATTTTCTACTGGAAAGTCAAGACGCGACCTAGCATTTGACCTAGGCATAGACTTTCAAGTAGCACCTAAGTTAAAGGTTATGGATGGTATAGACACTACCAGAACTTTTCTAAACAAATGCT